GCTGTTGCTGTTAAATCAGATTTACCTGCCCCTTGGGGAACCTCAATAGCGTAAGTAATTGATTCTTGGTCGTCAAGTGCGTTTACTGAACTAAAGGTATGGTCGGGCACATTCGCCACTACTGGTCCTGATCCTGACGTAGTAGGAGTACCAGGAGTAATGTCAGCGCCGCCAGTATCACTTATACTTGAAATTGTCCATTGACCCAAAGTCGGGCTTGATGTAACATAATCTAATCCTACACCTCCTGAAAATACTTCAATAGTAGTGCCAGAACCAGTGTTACTAGAAACAACTCCAGTATCATCAGCAGTAAGAGAGTGAGTGGGGTTTGATAGCACTATTGCTAGACCACCTTGACCTATCTGAACAGCAAGTAGGCTGGCACTATCGCTTGCCTCTATTTCAGTAGGATCATTTACTCCTTGGGTCCAAGAAGTAGGTTCTTCTGCAACTTCTACACTAAATACACGGGTACCTCCTGTGCCTGAACCCCATGTAGAAATATTAGTAGGAACAGTATACGTTTCGGTAGAAATATTACTTGCGGAAGAAACCCAATTGCCTTGAGTACCATCTATTGTAAATCTAAATAAAGGATTCGCAAATCCTGTAGAAGCTGTGGCCGTAATTGTAATATCGCCTGCGTTTCCACTTGAATTATTAAACTGAGGATTTTCTCCATCAGCATCATATACAATACTATAATCTTCCAGCTCCAGATTGACTATTTTTGCACCTGAACCTGCTGCTACATCTTCTACTTTTGGAATTTCTAAAGTATCCGTAGAGTATTTATCAGAATTTCCGGGGTCTTTTCCTTCTATTACATCTACTTGAATTCCATAAGCACTTCCACTTCCATAAGAAAGCAGATCATCTTCATCGTAGATATAAATTGTTTTTTCATATTTAAAAGGATTACTTCCACTGGGAGCACTATATCCAGTATCTTCAGCTTCAAAAGCAGAGTCTGCAGTATTATAAGTTATTTTAAATAGAGGCTGCTCGTATCCTGTTGCGGTTGCATCTACAATTAACTCATCTGGCAACAATACTGGTTCTGGAGTTGCTTTTAAATCAAACTGAACGTATGCAGTATTTGTATCAAGAAATACTGAGCGGCCTGCTGCGAGAGAAGGGTCAAGAGTTAGAAAGTTAACAAATTTATAGGCTTCAGTGGTTGTATTATAAAATACTTGACCAAGGATAACATCTTTACGAAAATCTGGAGCATATTGTTGAACTCGTACAGTGCCACTAAAACCATTGTCACTATCAAGAGGTCTATTTAAGTAAAGAACTGTGTCGCTTTCTATATAAGCTACCCTTGCCCCCTCTACTACTGTTCCATCATCAAACTTTAACTTATTTAAGTTATTTAGTGAAGTAAAAGTAGTATTAGTTCCTACTACTTTATTCGACCCTGCTGCTACAGTGGCACTGCCAGCTAGAGAAGTCCAAACAGCATTTGCATCTGTAGGACTATATTGATTTAAATCTTGCCAATAGAAAAGATTTAGGCTATCATCAAAGGTTGCTTTTATTAATTTTAACGCTTGAGTGCTATGGTCTAAAACAACATATGCAGCTTTTGGATTTGCGGTAGGAACTCCTGGAAAGTCGCTGCCCAAAGTAGCCATTACGCTACAGTTTAAAGAATATCCGGCTGTTAAAGAAACGGTGTCGTTACTCCTAAATCTGCTTGGAGCTAAAACGGCATTACTACTTTCATCTGTAAACTTAAGCACACCGTGTTCGTAAGCTCTCCAAGTACCTGGAGAATTACTGTTATCATTCGATACAGAAACATGGCCTACATTAGAGTCAGAACCCGCTAAAAAGTAAAAAGAACCATTAGTGCCGTCTCTTACAATGTCATTTGCATTATATGTAACAGAACCTGAAGTGTCGTAAACACCTCTATTTGTTCCTATGTGATTTGTAATATAAGGAAAGTTTGTAGTTAAACCCTCTGTTTGAATTCCTTTAACTCTGTTTACATTATCTGTAAACGGATCATCTACCACATAACGAGCTGTTACCCAGTTGGATAGTTTACCAGAGACACTTATAGATCTAACTCTAAAAGTGTAAGTGCCATTAGGAACATTTGTAAAAGTATAGGCTCTTGCCCTTTTTCCTGTTATTATTCTATCTTCTTGCCCAGGTATATTGTTATAAATTTCGAAAGAATCTAAAAATCTTCCTGTTTCTAAACCGTTGCTATCTACAGCAGGGTACTCCCACTGCAATCGTAATTCTTCATCGGGCCGAGTAGCATCAGAGTTTTGAAGAACAAACAAAGAAGTAGGGTCCGTTATATTTTCACCTTCTGGAGGAAATACCGTTTCGGGAATATCAAAAGTAGAATCCGGATCGTCTACTATATCATACTTTTCGGAGTAATATTCAACTGCACTAATAGTATAAATATTTTTGCTATCTTGAGCGACTCCCAAAACTTTATATGGCTTAGCAGAGCCTACACTGGGGCTATTTCCCACGGTCTCTTGGATTACATAAACCGTATTTTTCTTTGGCAAAGTATCAAAAGTACTAGTGGTAACTTCGCCGGGGTCTGTTATAGTAAAAGACTTAGTTTCTACATAAGACTCCTCCTTGAAGGTAAGAGCAATTAATTCACCCCCAGTAGCAGAAGTCCAAGCATTGGAAGCGCGTATTTCTGAATCAATAGTTCGAAGAGTTCTCGTACCTCCATTTGCTGTTTCATCTGTATCTACATATGCTTGAAGTACTTTATCCCCCCTACTATATGTCGTGCTTCCTATAGTAATATCTTCTTTTCCTATATAGAAAGCCGCGGGCTCTGTTATAAGAACAGAAATCTCATAAGTACCATTTTCTAAATTTAAATTCCTGTCTAAAGTTAGTACACAATTATTAATATCTTGGGCAACCGTTGCAATTCGACCACTATACTTAGCCCCATATCTTGCAGCATCTTGAATATTTATTACATCTCCGGGACGTATAAATGCTCCATCTAAGGCTGCTTGAAAAGAGACTACCTCTGTCTGATTTTTTGCAGTAAAAAGTTTCCATTTAGCATATCTTTTTGCTTGGCCTTCAGAAGTACAGCCAAAAGCTACAGCCTCTTCTTTAACAATTCTTCCAAGCTGAATTATAGATTCTTTATCTTCCACTACTAAGGTGGTTAACTCATAGCCTATTTCAGGATTATTCCAGCTTACGACTACTTGATTCGCACGAGTTTTATTGCCTGTAGTTTCATATGTAAAGTTTCCATCAATAACATTTGCACGAGAAAAGTTGTATACAGGATCGGAAGGAGAATCCAAGACAGTGGTCATTTTACCGTCCATCCAGTATACCATGGACGTAAAGATAGTTGCCATGTCTTTTAGAACTTTGTACGCATCAGTAGCTTTAGCTAAGAATATATTTGCTCTAAATCGTGGTTCGTAGCCCCCTTTGCCATCTTCTACTAATTCATCGCAGTATTTTGAGATTCTATAGAGAGAATATACGTCAATATCAGAAGTCTCAACCCATTCCCCCGCCCCAAATCGATCGTTTGTAACAATATCGTAAAAAATCCAAGCAGGATTATCAGTATAAAACTCGTCATCTGTCATGCTCCCATCCCAGAATTGAGCATATACAGAAGTTGAATAATCTACGCCTCCTTTTGTTTCAGTAGCACTTGAGTACTCTCTAGGAGTATAGGCAGTGGGTATTTTTACTTTTAAACCCCTAACTTCATAGCTTCTTTTTGGAACACTATTAAATTCTCTAGAGTCTAAGAATACTCCTGCATGAGCAGTATATGGGTAATAAAATCTATCTTTATTTATTCCAGTAATATTACTAATTGTACTAGTTGCATCTCCTTGGGTAAAAGTAGGGTCTCCATCATTTTCGGTGCCTCCCATATTTGCACCGCCCACAGCATACGAAGAGCTTCCTGGCTTAATTGCTCCTCCCTTGTGACGAGTCAGTCGAGTTATTCTAACTTGAAAATCTACAAAAGGTTTGATAAAGTCTAAATCAATAAAATGTTCGAAAGAAACTGCGCTCTTGTTTCTTCCTCGATGGGGGACTTGACCTACGGGAATATTATTTCCATTTGCATCAATATCTTCCGAACGGAATGCGTGTCTCCAAGGGCCAAAGCTGTCCCCAACTTTTGTTTTCTTTCTTATTTGAAAAAGATATACAGCACCATTCTCCCTTTCATCTCCATTTGTAGTATCAACAGCAATAAAGCTATTATAAGATATAGATACTCTTATCTCGTCAAGAAGGGGAATATTTGAAGCTGTTCCTCCGCAAAAAGCCTGTGCATTAATTATTGAAGGTAGAGAGTTAGAAGCTTGTGCATAGCTTTCCCCACTAGGATACTGGTCAGTTTTATAGCCTTGACCCGTACCAGAATTATAAACTAAAGAAAGTATCGAGTTATCTAAGTTTGCAGTATTATTATAATCTATTTGCCTTAATGTAGGTCCCCCACCTCCCACATCTGTAGCAGGATTTCCTGTCCAAGAAACTCCCCCACCCACACCATTTAATTCATTAATAGGTGATTGAATTCCATGACCATTTCTAAACTGAACTTTAAAATCCGGGGTAGGATTTTCTGCTTCTTCATCCTCAACGTTAGGAGAAGTTTCAGATCCTGTTAATCTAATAGTATAAGTGCCATTTCCTAAAGAGGGAGCACTTTCTAATGTAATTTCCGTGGCAGAATCAATTGAAGCTATTGGAACCAATTCTATGAGAGCTACTTCGAAGGATCTTCCTCTCAGAATCTCAATATTTTTTGCTGATGAAGTGTCTAAAAGAGTAAAAGTAATTTGATCATTATTAGAATTACGGTCTGACCCCTCTCCTAAAGCAATTATCGATTTTGTTAGGGGATTATATAGAGCTAATACTTTTAAAGGAGCATCGGAGGTATCCCAAGAAGAGTCAAAGGAGTTAGCAGTATCAACAGTAATAGTAAAAGAATTATCGTCATTTAGTATCACACCTGTACTAGTTTTTGTAATACCAGCACTTCTAAGAGATACATAGTTGGTATTTTTTGGAGTACCAATCATGCCTGAAGGTATAAGCTCAGAACTAGTAATTTCTAAGTCTGTTCCTGTGACGGTTGCAGTAGCATTTACGGGGTCAAAAGCGGAGTCTGATGACAAAGGAGCAAGTCTATTTCCATTTAAAAATACAGAACTAGAGCCGTATAGGAGTCCTTGAATGGGCCCTTCAGACAAAGAGTCATGAATAAAAATGTGCTGTTGATTACTTTTTACTGGAGTTGTCATATTTTTCTCTACTACTTAATCTTTGTTTGGATTGACCCCGGCCCACCACCACCAAACTGTCCTCCTCCCTGTGCTCCTCCCCCGAAAGAGTAATTGGCAAATACATTTTCTTTATTACGAATCTCAAATCCTATAGGTCTGCCCGGAATTCTGAGTTGCCCGTATACTATAGGAACTGGGTCTCCTTCAAGAATGTTTTGTTCTGCACCACTAAATAAATAAGTATTCTCTGCAATTGGAGTATCTGGAGTATCTACAGAAGGGTCGGGGGCCATCATCTGCTGTATTCCTGTAAGTGCTAAGTTTACTGCAACCCCTATTAAAACCGGAGTGGCTGCCATCGTAAAACCAGCTATAGACATTCCAATAGACCCTGCGGCCCCTCCAAGGTTAGCCGAAGCAAGCATTAATTGAGGGGCAAAATATACCAATGCTATAATAGCTACTGCGGCAAGTATTTTTCCCAAAGCACTTTTAGAGCCTGCGGGCTGAGGAGATATATAAACATCTCCCTCTTGCAAAGATAGTAAAAGTTCTTCTTCGTCATCTAGTCCTTTATGCCCTATTTGACATAGAAATCCAATATCTTTTTCATGGCAATCGATAAGATACTGTCGAAGCTCGGGAAAGTTACATTCAAGACAACGAAAAACATCAGACATTCTCTCAGCATAAATAGTAAACTCAGAGCCAAACCTCTCTGCCATTTCGCCCTCAAGATAAACTTTACGCATCATATCTATAAACTCCTGCTAAATATTTTAACCATAGAGCATTTAGTGGCTCTCTGCAAGATAAACGTTGCTCTGCATGATGGAAAAATACATTATTACCTAAATAGATACCACAATGATTTGGTACATCAGATTGAATTTGAAATAGTAGTACATCATTTTTTTCTGGAATTTCTACCTTTTTAAAGTTCCACTCGTTCATTCTTTTTTCTGAAAAATAATTTAATCCCTTTTTCCACCAATCATCTTCAAAAGGCTCTCGTTTAGGAATAGATATATTTTCTTTAGCTAACCAGTCTCTTGCGGCTTCAAAACAGTCTTTTACCCCAAATTCGTACTCTCTACCTATAAGAGGGTGACTAAGTTTTTGTGGTTCTACTATATTTAAATCCATCGCCGGATAGCTAAATATCCAATAAGGTATTCCTAATGCATTACAGTAGTTCGTGTCGGTAATACTAGGCTCATTGCTTGCATCCGGATGACTATGCACTATTGCCAAAATATCACAACGTTTTACTATATCAAAATAATCTTCTGAAGAAAGTATAAAATCATCTTCATCTTCTGCTACGTTTCTACAAGGAAACCATCGTTTCTTTCCTTTTACAATTCCGATTATTCCACACCCCTCTCGGGGGTATTCTTTTTTAAAATGCTCTTGTATCTCTTCAATCATTATTACTTAAACTTACGACTTCCAGGAAATCCTCCAAAAGGTAAAGGAATACTGCTTGCCGTACTAGCACCTCCATGAAATCTTAATTTACACGCTTGAATTGTTTTTGCACATACATCATCCGCAGCCCTTGCCGTAGTGCTTGCACCGTCTACAGTATATCCTCCTCCGCTCCAAGTACACCCAGACTTTGTTGTATCTTTTACAGTATTATCGTCATTTAAAGCACCCCTATACTCCCATGAGCAAAATTTTCCTATAACATAACGATTGGGAATCTGTAGACCCTCTACATCGAAAGGGCTTGATAACTCAAACTGTACTAAAAGATTATTTTCTGCCGCCACTCTATCAAGAATATACTTTCCTACCGGGAATTCTTTAGGAGAGGGAACAGGGTCTGTTGTGGCAATACCATTTTGTTGAGTTTCTCTATCTGTATATGCATAATATACAGCATTAGAATTTGACTCAAGTTTTACATAAGTATTTTTTCTTAATGTTTTTCTGTAAGTTACTTTGGAGCCTAAAATTTGCTCATTCGACGTTATTCCTAAACTATTCAGTAAGGTATCCTCTTCAGAATCGTATCCGCCTCCTCCAGAAAAATTAGTCTCTCCATCGGCAGCAGTATTAGAAGAAGCTATTGGATAGTCGGAAATATTTCTAGCTAAAGATACAACATTGGCAATTGATAAAGTTGGTCGAGCCATCGCTCCCGAACTATCAATAGAGACTCCCTCTAATGCTATAGGACAGGCCAAATACTCTGCCCATACATTTGTGCTGCCATTAAAATAAGGCATCACTAAATTATATTCGCCATCTTCCAGACCGTCTATTAGGTGAATAGTTTGAGTTACACTTGTTGAGCCATTATACCAAACGAGATTAAGATCAAATAACTCAATATAAGCGTCATCAATTTCTAGTTCCTGTACTGTATCGATTAGATCTGTCATTAGGTAGCAGGCTCATATACTCGTTTAAGGGTAGCTTGAATAGACACAGCACTTTCTTGTAAATAAACTAAATTATACCCTTCACAAGTAACACGAATTGTTTCAGGCGTTCCGTCAGATGTGCTATTTTCAGGGTCAAATAAAGTGTTTGTTACTTTTAAGTCAAAGTTTAGACCCTGTTTTAGATCAAAAAAAGCAGCAATTAAATTTGCTTCCTTGTAGTCCCTGTTATTAAATGAAATAGATATATTTTCTTGTTTTGTATTTATGCCGTCTAAAGCTCGCTGTTCGTACCCATCTCCAAATTTTGCAGTTAAAAGAGAGTAGCTTACTTGGCGATTTAATCCTCTATCTGCTTTAACTTCGTAGGTTTGAGTTCTTCCAGTGTCTCCAAAAATACTTTGTAAATCTGCTGTGCTTATTGTAAAACTATATTGTTTTGCCATTATGCGGCTCCATAAGGGCTAAGAATGCCCCCTGAACGTTTTTGATTTTGTAACTCTTTCTGTACCGCTGCTGCAATAACATTTCCTAAATTTTTTCCTTGCTGCGAATCACTTCCTGCAATATTTTGCTGTGCATTTCCATTTCCATCAATGTTTACATTTACTACAACATTATTACTTTGATTATTTCCTCTCATCTCTACAGGAATAGCATTTCCATTTGGAAGAGGTACTACGGCTTCTGTTCCGTGAAGAATTGCAGGATACCCAGCATTTCGACCTCTTGCTATTCCTCCAGTAGCATATCCAGGGACGGGCTCAAACATTCCTCCTGTTCTACCATAAAGTAGCCCCACGCCCTGTCCACTAGCACCACTATTTGTAAAGCCGGACATAGTATCTATATTTGTAGGAATACCACCGGCTCCAGCACCTAAAACAGGAACACCTAATCCAGGTAAAAAGCTAGATATAAGTCTAAAAGCTATCATCTTTGCAATCATTTGTGCAATATAGTTAAGAATACTTACTGCCATTTCTTTAAAGGCTTGTTTTGCGGACTTAGTACCTGCTATAATACTAGTAAATGCATTTTCAAACCCGCCTCGTATTTGATCGTAAAGACCTGAACGAGCTTCTATAACCATATTTAACTCGTATTGTGCTTCGTATTCTTCATATATTTTTGATTTTTGCTCCTCTGAAAGGGATATCCCTTTTAGCTTTTGTTGAAGTATAAATTCATTTGCTTGCTGAAGTGCGGGATTTAAAGATAAAGTTTGTTTGGTTAATCTTAACTCGTCAGTTTTTCTCTGAAGAGAAACTACAGCTAATTCGGCTTGGCGTTGCTGCAAAAATATCTCTGCCTCAATGCCTGCAAGTTTAGCCTTTTGCACGTCTATTTCTGCTATGGCGTTAGCTCTCTCCTCAACCCCTACTACAGTACTAAGATTAGTTTCTAATTCAAAAATCTGTTGAGCTTGCTGCCTTCTTTTATCCTGTAAATCTAGCAATCTTAATTGCTGTTCTAGCTCTCCAGACTGTACTGCTCTAGTAGAGAATGCTCCTGCAACAGTTAATCCTGTTCGAGTTTGGGTACTTCTTGTATCTTGATTTAGTTGTTTTGTCTTTTCTGCGGTTATAAGTTTTTCTACCGCGAGCTTTCGCTCTTCATAAGAGAGTCCTTCTTCTTGCAGCCTTACCTGTGCCTGAGTAACTGTTAATGTCGATAAAGCTTGCTGATACGCTGCTTCGGCATTTACTTTTTCTTCTTGGGTTGAGTTACTTCCTTCAGCAAGAGCAGCGTTTCTTCTAGCGGTGGCGGTAGTTAAATTTTGCGATGCTGTTAATAGCTTTGTAGCTAAACCAAATCTTTTTGCCTCAATATTCTGTGCTTTTTCTGCAAAACTTCTGCCTAAAGTTTGTAATTGTACCTCTCGCTGTTTAAACTCATTTATCGTTTTTTGACGCGCTACTAGCTCCTCCGAAAATGCTAAGAACGCGGCTTGCAACTCTTCCTGATAAGCCAGCTGCTGTGTTTCTTTTTCAATAGCTTTTAAATTCTCTTCATTTTGCGCAGTTCTATTAGCTTCGAAGTCCGCCAGTGCTTTGGCTTTGTCTATTTCGAGTTGGGCCAGTCTTGCTTTCTTATTTTCGGCTCGTGTAGACCCGGTTCCTCCCAAGAAGCCGCTTCCAAATTCGAAAAAGTCATCAGAACGTATATTAGTAAGTCTATCTATTTCTTTTTGTAAGGCATCAGCTTCTGTATTAGTTGACTCAGCTATTCGTTTTGCTTCTCTCTGTAAACCCTCTAAAGATTGTCGACCTTCTATAATTGATTTATCTAAAGAGGTACGAAGATTCGTAGTAGGGTCGACTGTTAGTCCAGTACCTGTTAATTTATCCAGCTCTATAAATACATCTTTTGTAGTTTGTGCAAATGCTTTGGCTGAAGCCCCTGTAGTAATATATCCTTGAGAGATTTGTAATAGCTGGTCTCTTACTTCCTCTGGTACATTTTTCAAGTCTAAATCTTTTGCTAAATTTGCAAATGTTGTATCATATCGACCAAGAATTCTTAAAGTTTGTTCAAAGCCTGCTGCAGCCTTTGCAAACTTATCACTATCTTTGTCTAATGCATTTAATTCTCTAAATTGAGTGGCTAAGTCGGCGCTAGCAAAAGCATTTCCTGATTGAATAACTCTTTCTTTTAAGTTAAGCAGCCCTTTAGCTGCATCTAATTGCGTGAATCTTTCTAATTCTTCATTTAAAGTTTTACTTCTTTCTGAAAACGCATCTAAAGCTTCTTCAGATTTTTTAACCTCTTCAGGCACAGGATTTAAATAGTCGTAAAAAGATTTAATAGCTTGTCCAGCAAGAAGCAAAAGACTAATCCAACCCGCTATAGAAAATGCAGCACTTAAAGCACCTGCAATTTTAGAAGAAGCCTTGGCAGTAAATTTTTGCAGGCTAGCTAGACCTGCTTTAGTTTTAATAATGTATCCTTTTACATGAAGGTTAAGTTTTGTATACATAGAAGCGTGTTGCTTCTCAAACTTAGTTATAACTGCCACCCTTTCTACATAGGATTTTCTTAAATCAGCTATTTGTTGAGCATTTGCACCCTTTAGTTTGCCTGATATAACTACAGTATGTTTTTTAATCTGAGCTTCTGCATTCTTTAAAATTTTGTCAGCATTTGCTTGAGCAGTTTTAGAGGTTGCTCCTCCAGTTAAAAAGTCTGCACCGCTTTTACCAGTAGCTCCAAATTTTTTAGTATCAATTCCTATATCTTTAAATACTTGCTTACTTGCTTTTTGATTATTTTTTAGTACTGTATCTTGATCCGCCCCTAAATTTTTAATGGTTCCTCTAATTTTATCATAAGATTTGTCCAAGTCTGCAAGTTTAGCTTTTTGAATATCAAAGCTTTCAGCCGCAGCATCCCCCCAATCTTTAAAGCTAGGTAAAATACTTTTAATTATAGGAAGGGCAAAAAGAGTCAAAGCTCCACTAAGAGCCAGAGTATTTTTAGATAAGAAATCAAAAATTGGAGTTAAACTTCCTGCAACTCCAATTTTTATGCTATTAATTAAATTATCAAAACTAACTAAAAACCTGTTTAAAGAGGAGGCAGTAGGATTCATTATTTTTTCAATAGCCCCAAACTTTTTCTCTGCCTGAGTTAAAACATCATTAGCTACTGCTTGGGTTCTTTCTAGTTGTGTAAGCTCTTTTACCGGCTTATTTAAAGCTCTGGCATATTCTTCTGTTGCATCGGCAAGTCTAAGTGTAATACCTAATTCGTCTAAAAGTTCTGGTTCTGCTTTTGTAACACCTCGTACTAAACGATTAAAAGAATCTGTTAAATCTCTGCCTAAAGCAAATGAAGCATTTTTTGCTGCGTTACCTAAAGCATCCAATTGGCTAGGATTCAGTCCTGCGGCAGTACCAATAGCTGCTGCTCGTGCCGCTTCTGCATAACTTATTTGACCATCTGTAGCTTCCTTAATACTATTTGTAATAGTTTTATAAGCAACTCCAGTAACAGCTCCTAAAGCCTCTTGACCTGCTATCAAATTTCTAACTTCACTAGCATTTCTCAGAAATTGAAAAGCCGCACTAACAGCAAAAACTTGAGCGGCAAGAGTAGCATATGCAGGAACAAGCCCTCCAGATATGCCTTGAGCCATTTTAGAAAAGTTTTTAGTGCCATTTGCAGAAGCTTGAGCAGCTCCTTTTAGATTTCTATCAGCAGTACGAGCGGACTTGCCCGTCTTTTCTAAAGCAATTCCAAGCTTTTCTGCATTTACGGCTACACGTTTTGTAGTGCCTTTATCATCTACAACTACGTCAATAAATACTTTATTTTTTGCCATTAGCCCCGCACATTATGGGTGTAGGTTTTTCCACCT